CCTGAACATCCCATACTGGTTAGCTCGCATCACTGCATCTAAGCCGGGTCGGATTGTCTCAATCCTCGCCCCGAACTTGACGTCGAGAGTAGTCCCTCGAATAGCTCTGGTCGCTGCGTTTGCAATTTGTTGTAGATATTGCTTATCTATGATTCGACGCGTTACAGCCTTAGCGTAAGCCCATGCTCCTGGGAAGTATGTCCTATCTTCTTCCACGTCAGCCACGTGTGTCAGTTCTTTCCCACTTACTTCTTCCGTTTCACCCTCACAAGATTGTGTAGCATCTTCCTGACCCGCATCACTACTAGCCTTTCTCTTGATGACCGTCCTGACGATCTGGTACCTGGTCGATGCCTCTGTTACCTCTTCTGAGAGCCCGCCTAGACTTACGTGTGTCCCGTATATTATGCTAAGCTCCCAAAGCGTCTTGCGCCATATCTTTGCCACATACTTCATCATGGCAATGAAGAACTTGTTTACCACACTCGGGTTCGCACTCCGTTCTAACAACTCGGTTCTCCTAGTTTCCATCGATTTTAGCAGCGACGTGAGGTCATTAGGTATCACTGACTCAGTTGGGCCATGAACAAAAGTAGCTATGCCCCTAGCCAGGTACTGACCGCCACCCCCATTCCGGTGGTCGACTCTCAGAAACTCAGCGATACTACCCAAAAAACATTTTGCCGATTGAAAACGGATTTTGTGCTTCCTGGCATTGCGTTCAAAGTCCCGCACCGTCCTCAGTTTGGTGACAGAGGAGAAGACATCATCTCCGTTGTGCGTGGACGGCACCTCAACGTCACCCGTCATCTGCTGGGTGTACACATAGTTCAAGACAGTGTTTATTGCTGTGGTCAGTCGCCACCCAGACAGCAGTGTAGCAGTCGCTTTATACCATCCGCTTTCTGGACACTTTATTTTCATCTCGTTTACAGACTGAATGACCCAATCAATAGAGGCTAACTGTTCATGAGTCAAGACGTCAGAAAACACGTTTTTATATGCTAGCATCACCATCTGCATATTCGGTATCGTGTGCTGAGAGTTGAAGTCTTCAAAATCAAAGCAGAATGGTATCCCGTCTCTGGAAATTTCTGAAATCGTGTTCTTCACTGCTTCTGGCCTTGCAGAACTACCTATGGGGAACACCTTGCTGAGGACCTCCTCCATATCACCGAATGCAAACGTGCTGTGAACAAAATTAGTAAAGTCGACTCCGTATATAGCCCTCTGCTTGCCCCACTCATACTTTGTCGATGGCCAGGCCAGCATTTCTGGCTTCCTAGATCGTAACTTCGTGTGCATGTCATCAGGCATAGCACAGGCCGTGTATAGTTTCGTCCGAAGTTCGCGCTGTTTGGCCAGGTAAGTGTTGTCCTCTTCATACTGAGAATGGATCGCGCCTACTGGTGTGTGTTGCCATCTGCGAGCCCAAAACTGTTCCCATGTCAATTTGTT